CTGAAAAGTAAATAGGCAAATACCAAAGATCATCTTCTTCAGAGTAAATAGTATTTTGTGTTCCGTCTGCTGATAGTTTATTACCCCATCTTTCTAGTGGATCAAACCAAACATCTAAATCAGAAGTGACTCCCTCTTCTTTATAAAAACCTATTTGTCTTCTTCCTTCATCAAAATCTCTTGTTGAACCATCAAGAGCACCACCTTTACCCCACTCAAATAATCTAAAGGAACGTGATTTACCTATATCAAATTGACCACTTCCTCTTCCAACTTGTATTTGCTTATCTATTGCACCACCTACTGCAAAAGTTTTTGTTTGTGTAGAGGTAATCCAAGGTTCTGAAATATTAGCAGAACCGTTTACTATGTATTCACCACCTTCATAAGCAACAATAGATGTAAAAGACCAAAGATACCAACCACTTTTAAATATCCAAGCGATGTTTAGTTTTGGTACAACAAAAATAAGTTGCTCATAAACTTCATCAAAACTTAGATGGACGCCATCAGTATAATCTCTAAAACGGTACACAAAGTCGGGGCTAGTTTCATCTGTTCCCACGAAACCTGTTGCTGTGAAGTAGTGTATAAAAGGGTTGAGGGTACTATCTGTAAAGAATTGTTTGATTGGTGCGGAAAGTTCTTCAGCGGAAAAGCCTGTTCCAGTAGAATAAAGTCCGTTGCCATCAACCCAAAAGATTCTATTAGCACGAAACAAAACAGCGTTTGGACCTAAACATCCAATTTCGCTGTGTACCTCCACTATTCTACCGCTTGATAAAAGCGCACCTTGTGATGGTTGATAAACAAAAGTTTGATCTTCTGACCAAATAATAACCATCTCGTTAAAGGTTTTGATTGCTGTAATCTCACCTCTCATCTCATGAACGGTAAAACTGTTGTCGCCTATGATTGCGTTTGGTACACCAATATCTGAAAAGTAAATTGTTCTGCCACTAGCATAAACTAATCTACCATCGTTAGCATCAATATCTACAACGTTTTTTAGTTCGTCGTCTGTTATGTAAGCATAGAAATCACTAAACTGTCCGTTTTTAAAACTAACTGGTGTAATAAGTGATGACTCACCATATTGGTTTGTTAGTGCAGCCCAGTTATGGTTTCTATTATTTACGTTGTTGATTCTTTTATCTCTGTTTTTAATAAACGATGCAGGGTTATAAACAAACACACCTGCTTCTGGAGAACCAAAATAAACTTTATTTAGATACTCAACAAAATAAAAATCTAAATCATCGGCGGTTTTTACTCCGTTGTAATTCAATAGTGGTGGTCTTGCTTCTAGAAAACCTTTGTAAAAGTTTGTATCTTGGTTTTCTTTGTTTTGTTCTGAGGTATGATTGTAAAGAACTTCCTGCCAAAAGTTGTCAGTTGTTACGTCATAAATATTTACACAATAATAATCAACATAATCTGTATCACCAGATGCTTTGTATCCTGTCCATCCTCTTGCTAAGAATACAGATATAATTTGATCGTGTCCAAAAGAAGTTGTAAAACTAAAAGAACCTAGATGTTTGCGTAAACCAAATTCGTTGTTATTTACAATATCTACATCTCTTGCTGTTAGTGGTGCGTTAAACTCCATAAGAGTACCAAACCCATCACGGGTCTCGTAAAGACCACGACTTTTATAAAGGTTCTGAATAAATACTTGATTATTGTAGGGATCTTGTAATTGCATCCCCTCTTTAATAATATCTATTTCTTCTCTTGGTGCTGCCATAGTTTAGTATCCTAAGAACGTCAACTCATCGGAGCCAACAACGTTATTGCTGCCACCCCAGTTTCTACCTGCCATCAAGTAAGAATCTAGTTCTTGTAATCTAGTTTGAAGTTGGTTCATCAAAATAGGATTAGCAGCAAAGTCTTTAATCTGATAGTGTTTACAAGCAATAAGAGCAAGTAGATCTCCAAAGAAAGAAGCAACTTCATCTAAAAAAATACCAGCACCAGTAGCAGTATTACCAATAGTAAAAGGATTTTCTAAGAAACCAACATACTCAACTAAGATATTGTCTGCTTGTTCTGAAAAAAGTAATTTAGTTCCACGAAGCATATAGCGGTTTACATCGTTTCTCATCTCTGGTAGTGAGTTAGAAGGTTGGAGATAATAACGAACATCACCGTTTGTTTCACAACGAGATACACGCATCAATCGATAAAGGCGTTCAGCATCTAAGTTAGATCCCATAATCTTATTACCTAAAACCGTTGTTGCCAAATCAAGTTCATCATCGTTAATATTGATGTAAACCTGCGACTGAGCATACAAGTTTGAATCTGACTCACTAATTCTGTAAGCAAGTTCTCTGTAGGCAAGGTTAAGGAAGCTGACCTTTGTTGCATCATCCATAAAGGTTTGATCTGCATCATCAACATACTGAATAAATAATTGTGAAATTGCATCTGTTAACATAGTGTTACTCCGTAGCCCTTCTATTAATTACCGCTAGGTCGTTGCCTTGAGGTTGTTGTCTAATCTGACCACGTTGAGTAAGCATAGCGTTAGCCATCATAGCATCTTCAGCAGCACCTTCTAGCTGTTGTTCTGCTGCTTGTGGCGACTGAGTTACTAGTTGTCCTAGTAGATCTTCTTCTTCGCTTGGTTTGACATGCTCTGGGAATACTCTGTATTTAACTCTGTTTTCCTCTGCGTCGTCTTCTGCTGGTGGTCTCCAAGTAGCAAGAGCAATTAGAATATCACGCATGTAATCTTGTACTGGTTGGATTAGTTCATAATAATCTGGTGTCTTCATAAAGTCACCAAAGATTTGCTTGAACTTTTCAATATCGTCAGTAGCAAAGATTTCAATCTGTGCGCCTGCTTTAACAGCATCAAGCATATCCTGAACGTGATTACGAGACTGAATTTCTTCAAGAACCATAGCGTTACCTGTTTTAAAGGATAGTTCACGCATCGCCATGTTTTTATCAATAAGACCAAGTTCAAGTAGATTAAGTACCTTAGCATCTCTATCTTGTGATTCATCACGGAATAGTGAGCCAGACTCAATAAATACTTCTGGTTTATCAACAATATTTGTTTGTGATAAAGTACGCCAAATCATCTTGCCTGTAGAATCCATCATGCGCATAAAGCGTTCTTCTGTGTAATAAACTTTCATCATCATAAGAACACACTCAGACATGTGTTTGACTGCTTCTTCGATGTTTTCCTGTGTCATAACTAACTGACTAACATCTTGGTTTGCTAGTGCTTCAATTGCTTTACCTGATGTTACACCAACAGCACGTTTACCAAGTGTAGTTGAGTGAACACCAGCAACATCAAGCATCTCGCTTTGTAGTTTAGCAACGTGATCTAAAACATAAGAAGGCATACCTACCATCTGTATTTGTTTTGGTTCACCGCCAGCAGCGTTGTAATAAATTTTTTCACCAGGAGTTCCACGAATAGCAGAACCGTTTACGCCAGATGTTTTTGGAATCAACCACTTTGGGTTAGACATAAGTTCAACGTTCTGAACGATTTGATTTCTAACTTTGTTGTAAAGGTTTTGTAGATCAAGGATATTCGCAATCATACCTGTACCCCAAAGTTTATCAGGTAGGTTTGTGTAGCGAATAAATTGAACTGGAATTCTTTTTATGGGTGAGTTGCCTTTAAATAACCACTTGTCGCCCATAACGACACCATATTTTCCGTCTCTAAAATACACATCAAATATTTCCACACGGGGGTAGTAATAGGATTCACCTTCGTATGATTGGGTATGTGGAAAGGTATTATCTTCGGATTGGTCAGAGGACAAACTCTCTGCGTTTTTAATATCTTCAGCATGTTGTGGGTAAGCCTTTTCTAAGTCTGCTTTGCGTACAATTTTACGGCAAGCAATAAAGTATGATTCATCTGGGTGAGAGCAACCTGCTTCAAAAAATAAATCATAAGGGGAAATTGTTGTTAGTTTTATACAATCATCTTCAGAATCGTAAAACTCTTTTAGTCCTACGTTGCCACAAGACACTAACCACTCAATTGCTTTAGTTAGTTCTCTCTTAACTTC